AACCATTATGGGTCTGGCTAAACGGGGTACAAAACTGGACGATATTGCGGATATTGTTGGAGTATCCCGCGCATGGCTTACACGGGAATACGGAAATGAAATCAAAAACGGGCGGCAAATAGCTAACGCGCTGGTTGTGGAAAACCTTTACCAGCAAGCAATGAAAGATACACCTTCCTCCATTAACGCTGGCATTTACTTAACCCGCGCACAAATGGGCTGGAAAGACAAGCCAGACCAAACAGACATTGCCCGCCCCCAAGTTATTTTTGACTTTGGGCAGTTATCTTACGAAGAACGTGCGTACCTTATTGATAAGGTCCGTGACAAAATTGGCGGTCCCCGCATCATAGAAGGCGAAGTTTTTGATGAAATCACCCCAGAGTAGCCAACTTTTACACGCTAAAACATTAGAAGAAGCGATTGAACAATACCCGGAAGATGCTGCGCGGGAATTAGAACGCCTTAATTTTGAAGAAAAAATGGTGGACTTTGTTGCGGGTGCTTGGAAATACATTGATCCAAATCCGTATAAATACGGCTGGCATCTTGAGGCTATTGCGGAACATTTACAGGCGGTAGCAAAGGGTGAGATTCGCCGTCTGGTCATTAACGTCCCGCCACGTACATCCAAATCATCTATGGTATCGGTCTGTTTCCCCGCTTGGGTGTGGTCGCAATCCGCAATTGGTCCATTGTCTGGTCCACATGTACAGTTTCTTTATGCGTCTTACGCTCAATCCCTTTCTATCCGCGACTCTATTAAAACCCGCCGCCTTTTAGAATCTCCGTGGTATCAACGCCATTGGGGCGACAAATACAAAATTGTTTCCGACCAAAACACAAAAGTTAGATTTGACAATAACAAAGGCGGATACCGTCTCGCAACCTCCGTTGACGGCGCGCTTACGGGTGAGGGCGGCTCTATTATTGTGGTCGATGACCCTCACAACGCAAATGAGGTTGAATCGGATCTTGTCCGCCAAGGTACATTGGAATGGTGGGACCAATCTATGTCCACCCGTCTCAACGATCCCAAAACTGGCGCTTACGTTGTTATTATGCAGCGGCTGCACGAATCTGACCTTACGGGCCATGTTTTGTCTAAAGACACGGGAAATTGGGTTCACCTTTGCCTTCCAATGCGGTTTGAGACTGATCGCAGATGTATTACGCCGTGGTACGTTGATCGGCGCGAAGAGGGAGAATTGTTGGTTGACGACCGTTTTGGTGAGGACGAAGTTGCGTCATTGGAAAGCGCCCTTGGCCCATTTGCGGCTGCTGGTCAACTTCAACAGCGCCCCAAGCCCAAAGGCGGCGGTATTATAAAGCGTGATTGGTGGGTTTTATGGGATGAGACGGTGTCGAACGCTCAAGGATTACGTAAAAACGTATTTCCACCGTTTGAATACGTAATATCATCGTTGGATACCGCTTACACCACCAAACAGGAAAACGATTATAGCGCCATGACAACATGGGGCGTGTGGACAGACCGCCAAGAAAACCAAAGAATTATGTTAATTCATGCGTGGCAAGACCGACTTGAGTTTCCGCAATTGGTACAAAAAGTCATTAAAGAATGTAATGATTATAAAATTGATAAACTTTTAATTGAATCTAAAGCGGCTGGATTATCCGTTGCTCAGGAACTTCGTACCCATTTTGCGCGGGAAAACTGGGGTATTCAATTGGTTGATCCGGGGCGTGGGGATAAAGTCGCACGTACTTACGCAATTCAACATCTTTTTGCGGAAGGAATGATTTACGCCCCCGATATGGAATGGGCGGAAAAGGTTATTGAACAAGCGGAATCATTCCCTAAAGCAAAACACGATGATTTGGTTGATAGCATGACGCAAGCACTCTCACACTTGCGTGTTATTGGTTTTGCGCGTAAACCAGTAGAAATAGTAGCGGAAAAGACTGAAAGTATGCTATATAAGTCCAGTCGCAATCAACAATTGTACCCGGTGTAACCTATGCCATTAGCGCCAATGAACATTCGCCAAGTTCCCGTTTTGGGAAGTACGCCAGATGATTTCGGCGCATTTGATATGGATATGGCGGCGGAAAATGTTGAAAACGTTGAAGTTAATCCAAAATCCCCGTATGTAAAAGTTGAGTTGCCAGATGGCTCCGTAACCATTTCTTTTGGTGGACCCCAAAAGAAAGAAGACGAAGAGGATGGTGATTTCCACGAAAACTTAGCAATGCACTTGGATAATAGTTCATTAGGCCAAATTGCCAGTGAACTTGTCCGTTTAATTGAACAAGACAACGAATCCCGCCAAGAATTGCTTCAGCAATACGTTATGGGTTTGGATTTGTTGGGGACAAAAATTGAAACGCCACGGTCCAATGCGACGGACGGTTCTACGGCGGTTGAGGGACAAGCAACAGTACGCCATCCATTGCTTCTTGAGTCAATCGTACGGTTCCAAGCCAATGCCCGTGGTGAGTTGCTTCCATCCAGCGGCCCCGTAAAAATTCGCAATGACGGATTAGATAGCGCCAATATCAATGCTCAAGCAGAATCTTTAGAACAAGATTTTAATCATTATCTTACGGTTACGGCATCTGAATATTACCCAGATACGGAGCGTATGTTTTTTGCTTTAGGGTTTGGTGGAACCGCTTTTAAGAAAGTATATTACTGCCCTATTCGCCGCCGCCCGGTGTCAGAATTTGTCAGCATTCCGGAAATTATTGTTTCAAATGCTGAAACAAACGTAGCTACAGCGCAGCGTATTACGCACGTTATTAAAATGTCCCCAAGCACCCTTAAAAGGCTTCAGCTTGTGGGTATGTACAGAAATGTACCCCTTTCTTCCGCGCAACCAGCCAAAAATAACGTAGTTGAGGACAAATTAGAGCAAATTATGGGTGTTATCCCCCGTAATATATCTAATACGGATAACCAACCCCGCGAAATTTATGAGTGCTATTGCGAATTGGATTTGCCGGGTTATGAGCATGAGGACGATGAGGGGCCAACGGGCCTCCAACTTCCTTACCGTGTTACTATTGATAAAACATCCTCTGAAATTTTGGAAATCCGTCGGTGGTGGAAAGAAGATGATGAACAGTGTCTGCGCCGACAAGTGTTTGTTGATTATATCTTCGTACCCGGCTTTGGTTTCTACGGTTTGGGCCTTTTACATCTTGTGGGTAACACGACGATGGCGTTAACCGCTGGTTGGCGGTTGTGCATTGATAACGGAATGTTTGCTAATTTCCCCGGATTTTTGTACGCAAAACAAGCTGGGCGGCAAAATACCAATGAGTTTCGTATTCCTCCCGGCGGCGGAATGCCTATTGATACGGCTGGTCAGCCTATCCAATCCGCTATTATGCCCCTCCCATATCGCAGTGTAGACGGCCAGTTTCTTAGTTTGCTTGAATTAATTGAAACCAGCGGCCAGCGTATGGCTTCTACATCTGAAACCAACGTTGGCGAAGGCAATGCTGAAGCGCCAGTTGGGACAACAATTGCCCTTATTGAGCAAGCGCAGAAAGTTATTTCCGCTGTTCACAAACGTATGCATGCGGCTCAAGCCCGTGAATTTCAGCTTCTTAAGGATTTGTTTAAAGAATGCCCAGAAGCATTTTGGGAAAATAACAAATATCCAGCTTATCAATGGACGCCAGAGACGTTAATAACAGCTTTGGATAATATTAATTTAGTCCCCGTTGCTGACCCTAATACGCCGTCTCATGCTGTGCGCATCCAAAAAGCAATGGCAATTAAACAATTACAATCTCAAAACCCAACGCTTTACGACCCTAAAAAAGTTGATGAACGCATTTTGACGATGCTTGGGATTGAAGATGCGATGGATCTGTTTGTCCCACCAATGCCTCAAGGGCCACCGCCTCCTGACCCAGCATTGATGATGGCACAAGCTAAAATGATTGACTCGCAAGCCAAAATGGCGGAAGTTAAAGTAAAAGCTGTTGACGCACAGGCTGACGCCCAGAACCATGCGGCTGACAGAGAAAGCAAAGAGCGGATTGCCATGTTGCAATTGGCCCGTGAAATTGCAGTTCATCCGGAGAGTGCTTCTACGGCGGAACAGTTTATTAAACCGGATATCCAAAATTTAGTTAGAAATCCTAACGTTTAATGCTGGACGCAGCAGGAGTATAAAATGAGTGATCACAAGAAAGAAGCAAAAGCAGCATCCGCCGCAAAAATGCAGCGCATGGGCCTTAAATTAGACGACGGCAGCAAGTCGTTTACGGACGAACGCGGCGGTTCCCCTTTTGAGGGTTTGAACAGCGGCAATGCTGGTAAATGGCCCGTTACCCCATCACGTTTTAAACGCGGTGGTAAAGTTGGCAAACACGCTGATATGGAAGGCCACAAAGCCCATAAGAACCTTGGGAAAGCGCCGCGTAAGGCTGCTGGCGGTCAAGCTTCTGGCGTTCCACTCCCGCATCCGGGCCAACGCCGTGAACCTGTTCCTATGCCTCCTACTCGTTCTATTGCGGACGAATACGCAGCATATCACCCAGATGAGCCAAATGATTTGGGCGCAAGCAGCAGCTATGCCCGTGGCGGAATTACGGGAATGAATCCAGCCGCCCGCAAAAAAATGGTTGGCGCTATGGTTGCACGTAAAAAAATGGCGGGTATGCCATCTGCTGCGCCGTCAAAGGGTTTAATGCCATCGACTAACCCTTATCCATCTTCTGGTCTTATCCCAATGCGTAAAAGCGGTGGGGCCGCAAAACACACGGATGAAACCCAAGACAAAAAGTTAATGCACAAGGTTCTTAAAAAAGAAGCATTTAAGGCAGACGGCGGGTCAACTGGACGTCGCCGATATAATCAATTAGATGAACTTGATCAAATGTTTGCTCCTCTTCGCAGACATCAACAAGCAACACAACAAGCAGCACAAATAAGAAATACATTAAGAAATCAAGCAATGAATGGCGTATTTGGGCCAGAAGAACAAAAGCTTGAAAGAAACCGTTCTGAAAACGCATCCTTAACTTCAAGTGGTTTAAAACGCGGCGGCAAAGCTATGCACCACGCAGATTGCTCATGCAAAATGTGCAGTGGTGGCATGGCTGAACGCGCACACCGTGCAACTGGCGGACGCACAAAGGGTAAAACCAATGTCAACATCATTATTTCTCCGCAATCCGGACAAAGCCAACAGCCTTTGGGCGCTGGTGTTGGAATGGGTCAGCCTCCTGTCCCGCCAATGATGCCCCCAATGGGTGGCGGTATGCCTCCAATGCCTCCGGGCGGCGGAATGCCTCCAGCAGGTGGCGCACCACAACTTCCTCCGCAGCTAATGGCGGCTCTTGCTGCCCGTGGCGGCGCTGGTGGTCCTCCTATGCCCCGCAAATCTGGTGGTCGCGTAGGTCAAGGAATGCCAAAATATCAAGAAAAAGATTACGGTTCCGGGTCTGGTCTTGGTCGTTTGGAAAAGAAAAAATGGCCTACAGCAAACGGAACTGAATAAGGAGTCTTATGGCTGGACTTGACTTGCTCCTTTACCGAAAATTAGAGGAGCGCATTGAAGAAGAAAGGGAGAAACAATCAGAGAGCATTCTGAACGGTTTCTCCCAAAACTATGAGGACTATAAGAACCGCGTTGGATATTTAAAAGGACTATCCGACGCACTTATCTGGGCGAAAGAGACGATGGATGACATCGTCGGCATTGATAGAAAAGCGAGATAAACGATGAAGACTGCGACTATGAAGATGCTCCATGCGGCTGACCCCGCAGCGGAGTTAAAAAACGCTATAGGTGACATTTCCAAAATTAAGGTAATGCACAACAACATTCTCTGCGCTGTATATAAACGGCCAGAACGCACGGCCTCCGGCCTTTACCTATCAGACGGTATCCGCAAAGAAGACGAATATCAGGGCAAGGTAGTTCTTGTGCTGAAAAAAGGTCCTATTGCGTTTGTAGATGATGACAAAACTGGCTTTGCTGGACAAAACGTGAACGAAGGCGATTGGATTGTGCTTCGTTCGTCGGACGGTTGGAAATTGAACATCAACGGTGTTCTTTGCCACGTCATTCAAGATGTCCAAATTAAAATGGTCATCCCAGAGCCAGATATGGCGTTTTAAGGAGGTATAAATGTCAGAATTAGAAGCTGCTGAAGTAACAGTTACAACCCCCAATGCACCTCAAAACATAGATTTTGACCTTGGTGCAACGCAAAATGAACCCGTTGCAAAAGTTGAAACGCCTAAACAAGACGATGGCGTTGAACTTTTAAAACGCCAATTAAGTGAAAAACAACGTGAAGCTGAAGAAATTCGTCGTCAAAAATTTGAGGCGGAACGATATGCTCAAAAAGCCCAACAAGAAGTTAAAACATATCAGGTTCAGGCTCAAGACAATCAATTAACGGCATTTGTTAACGCAATTGCCAGCTTTGAGCGTGATGCTGAAATGCTTGAGCGGGATTATGCTAACACTTTATCAGAAGGTGATTACGCAAAAGCCGCCAAATTACAGCGCCAAATGGCACAAGTTGAATCAAAACTTATTCAATTGTCTCAAGGCAAAGAAGCTGTTCAAGAAAAACTTAATTATGAGCGGCAAATGCTTGAGCAACAACGCCGTCAACCGCAACCGCAGTACGAACAACAGCCTACTGACCCAATTGAAGCGCAAATTCAATCGGTTAAAAGCCCAACTTCACAAGCTTGGCTGCGTTCTCACCGTGATGTTCTTGCTGATCCGGTCAAAACAAAACTTATGACCGCCGCACATTATGAAGCTGACGCTCTTAATATTCAACCAGATACCCCAGAATATTTTGCACACATTGAAAGCAAAGTTTATGGCGGTGAACCTGTACAACAAACTGTACAACAACCCCGCCAACGCCAAGCTATGGCGGCTGCACCCGTTTCGCGCACCAATTCAGTGCAAACTTTCCGTGCTGGTCAACAAGTTACTATGACCTTAAGCCCTGCGGAACGTCAAGCTGCCCGCGATATTGATATGAGTGACGAAGAATACCTTGAAGCTAAATTATATTACCAACAAAAGAACATGTTGTGAGGTAATCCATGTCAGAAGCAGTCAAACGCGGCCCCGGACGGCCATCTAAAGCCCCAATTACAGAACAAATGGAACAAAACATGACCGAATTACGCCAAAATGACGCCCCAGAGTTGGGTGTAGCCCCAGTTACCCGTGGCCTACGTGAAGCTGCGCTTCGTGCTGAAGAATTGCGGGCCAGAATGAACGATGATTCAATGGACCCATCAATGTATGATGAGTTCTACATCGATCCACGTAAGATTCCAGAAGGTTGGGATTACAATTGGAAACGGGAATCCATCGCGGGCATGACAGATGA